GTAAGATCGTTGGTTTTGCACCGGTCAAGGTGAAGACGACCAAGGAATTGGACGTGAATGGTTATGAGTATTACAAAGACAATCAGCCTGAAGTGTTTTCTAAAATTGCGAAGTTTGTTACGGCAACTCCTAAAAAGATTGCAGTCTCGTTAAAGGCATCCAAATGAAAGAAACATCCTTTCCGTATGACACACGAAAGGTGAAATCGTAATGATTGAGAAAAGCAGAAGAGACAGTGCATTTAGGAGAGCAAGTTACATATGGCAGGAACTTCAGGAATCGTCTAGTCCAAGCGAAATTATTTCTGTTTCATACGACAGAAAAAATCATGTAATTTCATTCAGAAAAAGTTTAACTGTAACATCTGTATCTTTTATAATGTCTGAGTTTGAACTTTTGGACATGTCCGAAAGAATTACAGTTGAAACAATTCCACAAATGATACTCAACAAATGGAAACGGCAGGAATATGAACACGCAACCGCAAGTGGACCTAGAATCCTTAACGGCGTCTCCAATTCGGAAACTGATTTTTGACCACTATAAAAAGGTAGGCGACAGTGAGCCACAACGAGGATACCTTGGGGCATCAGAAATAGGATGCAGTTGCGAGCGTTTTTTATGGTATCGATTTCGCCAAGCCTGTACTCCTAATATTGATGGAAGAACGTACCGACTATTTGATACCGGGAACCACGAAGAAGCGAGATTCGTGAAAGACTTGCGTGACATTGGTGTCACAGTCCATGATGTTGACTCGAATGGAAATCAATTTGAGGTAGAGGAGTTCGGTGGTCACTTCAGCGGACATATGGACAGTGCATTACTTGGAGTTCCTGAAGCACCGAAGACTTGGCATGTTGGCGAGTTTAAGACACATAACACGAAGTCGTTTGCAAAGCTTATTAAGGGCGGAAAGATCGACGGAATCGATACTCCTGGAGTAGCTGGAGCGAAGCCGCAACATTATGCCCAAATGCAGACGTATATGGGAATTTCGGGCATGACTCGTGCATTGTATCTAGCAAAAAACAAAGATAACGACGACTTGTACGCCGAGCGAGTTCGATTCGACAGGCTGTATTTTCAGTCGCTCATGGAGCGTGCGAAGAGGGTTATATTCAACACGGAACCTCCTGAACGGATTGCAACGCGAGAAGACTTTTTCGAATGTCAGTGGTGCGATGCTCACGCCATATGTTGGGGAACGCCCGATCTTCCGGCATTCCCGGTGCCAGCAGTGTCGTGCCGCCAGTGCTGCCACGCAACGCCTACGCTCGACGGAAACGCACACTGGGTATGTAGTAAGTTCAATCGCGGATTGTCGCCGCAGGACCAAGATCGAGCCTGCGACGATCATCTATGCCTGCCTGGAATGTTCGCTGACGCGACTCCTATTGACTACTCGGAAAACCATATCATTTACGAGAACACCGATGGCACAAGATGGCTACAAGGCAACGCAGATGGTTGCTACAAAACAAAAGAGTTACTAAAACTTCCACGGAAATCAATCAGTGGCGACTTGATTCAACTCGCCAAAGAGAAGTTCGGTGCGGTAGTGACTGATGTTTCTTCAGACAATACGCCATTCTAATGATAATACTTCGTCCATACCAGAATGAAGCGATTGAAGCTGTCCACAATTACATTTGTACGAAGCCTGGAAATCCGTGCGTAAGCACGCCAACAGGCTCGGGGAAGAGTGTAATGATGGCTGCTTTAATTAAGAAGTGGCATGACGAGTATCCGAGCGTTCGAGGTTGTATTCTAGCACACAGAAAAGAATTGGTTCAACAGAATTATGAAAAACTTACCGCAACAGGAATTGATCTGCCAGTTGGAATTTATTCAGCAGGACTTGGAAGGAGAGATTCCGACGCTAACATCGTCTTTGCGTCGATTGATTCTGTCTTCAAAAAGAGTGGAGACTTTACTCCATTCGACTTTATCTTCGTTGACGAAGCCCATCGAATCCCATTCAGTGGCGAAGGAAAATACCGTACTTTCCTCAGCGGATGCCAGCGATTTAACCCGAAGCTTAAAGTAGTCGGATGGACAGCAACGCCTTGGCGAATGGCTGGCGGTGCGTTATGTCATCCAGATCACATTCTGACGGAGATTTGCTATGAAGCGAAAATCACAGACCTTATCCGCGACGGTTATTTGTGCCAGTTGCGTTCTAAAGTCGGTGTGTCCAAGGCCGATCTGTCAAACGTGCGGAAGCTATCAGGAGGCGACTATGTTACGAAGTCTCTCGCTGAAGCTACGAATCTCGATGCCGTGGTACAATCGGCTGTGGCTGAGGCTGTTTGCATTGCGAAGCAGCATAATCGCGGTGCGGCGGTGTTCTATTGCGTGGATATTGAACACTGCAAAAAGGTTTCGGCGGAACTAGCGAAGTACGGCATAAACGCACCGTGCTTGACTGGAAAAACTCCACCGGCAGCACGCGACCAGATCATTAGAGATTTTCGCGTTGGAAACATTAACGCAATTTGCAACGTAAACGTATTAACGGAGGGATTCGATGCTCCTCGCATTGACTGTATTGTACTTCTTCGTCCTACTCTGTCTGCTGGCTTATTCTCTCAAATGGTTGGAAGAGGGCTACGACTGGATCAAAATAAGTCCTACTGTCTTGTTTTGGATTTTGCTGGTTGCATCGACGAACACGGCCCTGTTGATCTACTTGGCGGCTCACCCACAGTGATGGCAACGTGTGCCAATTGCAGAGAGTCGTTCAGCCGGTCGATCAAAGTATGTCCATCATGCGGATGGATAATTCCACCGAAGGAAATGGACAGGATGGAGATTGCCGAGCGTGAGAAGAGGATGCACGGCACGAAAGCTTCCCAAAAGGAAATACTATCCAATAAGCCTGAAACACTGAAAGTTGATGCTGTCTATGTTAGCAGACACAAAAAAGACGGAAGTCCCGATTCAGTTTGCGTCCAGTTTAGAAGCGGAGTGCGAATGTTCCGACACTGGCTTTGTTTGGATCATTCCGGCGATCCAGGTATTATGGCGAAAAAATGGTATTGCCGGTTTTTTCCTACGGAAATTCACAAAAAAATAACTGTCGATTCCGTGCTTGGCGACTTGTTTATTTCCGAAAAGCTGTTAGAATCGATTCATACGGTGACTGTCTTAAAACGCGGTAAGTACTACGAAATCGTGGGTTATAATCAACCGCTGACGTAGGATGCAATATGTCAGAATTCCTCGACGCTGCACGGTATTACTCAAGCTTAGGGTGGGCTGTATTCCCTCTCTTGCCTGGACAAAAAGTTCCGATCACAAAGCACGGAGTCAAGGACGCGACGACAGACGTGCAGCTAATTACTGAGTGGTGGACGAAGTGGCCTAATGCGAATATCGCTTTGGCGTGCGGTTCAGTGAGTGGCGTTTATGTCGTTGACGTTGATGTACGAGAGGAGAAAAACATAGATGGATTCAATTCTCTTAAAGAGTTCCCAGGACTTCCAGAGACAGTACAGCAAGATACTCCAAGCGGTGGTTCGCACTTTTTGTTTAGAACATCCGTCGCTCCTTCTAATAGAAACAGCTTCAGGCCGGGAATTGATATTAGAGGAGACGGATACTATGTTGTCTTGCCGCCATCTGCTCACCCAAATGGCGGAACTTACAAATGGGGATTCGATCACGAACCGTGGAATCGGGAAATCGCAGAGTATCCAGAGTTCTTACGACCTGGGCAAAGACCGCCTGCAAAAGTTACAATTTGCAGAGAATTAGAAAATAGTACCGACATTTCGGCACGAGCATCAGCCTATCTCGATACGTGCGATGTAGCAATTCAGGGACAAGGGGGCCACGATAAGCTTCTGTGGGCCTCTGTGGTTCTGACGCAAGGATTCCTTCTGTCGGATTCGCAGGCGTTCGATTTGCTGTCCAGAGTGTACAATCCGAAGTGCATTCCTCCTTGGAATTTGTCGGACCCGAAAGACGAAAGAGACTTCCGTAGGAAGATTACCGAGTCTCGGAAACTTATTCCG